AAATGGGAGAATGGAAGATTATCGATGAAGAATACGAAGGATTCTTTGATAGAATATGAATACATGTGTTTTTATGTTCAAATACAACTAGAATTAATTATTTTACATTTTATGAATATATTAAAGATAAATTTGGAACATTGCTTTGGCATTGTAAAACTCTCACAAAAGCTAAATTTTGCTGGTGAGAATGTGGCTCTTATATATGCTCCAAACGGTCTGATGAAGACATCGTTTGCAAAAACTATACAACTGTATGGACAAGGAAAGGCCGACAAGGTGAAAGATGTAGTAGCTGACATAGACGGAATTATAGAAATCAAGGACGAACAGGACAATGTTGTATTGCCAGCTTCGCTATATGTTTCCAATTGTGAAGAACCTGATTCCGAAACACCGAAAAACATCACATCGTTTCTTGCAGACAGTGTATTAAAGCAGCAATATGACAATATCCTGAAGAGCCTGTCGGAAAAGCAGAAGGCATTGTTCAAAGATATCAGCAACTTTGCAATAAGCTCGGATATCGTTTTGGAGTTTATCCGAACATTCTGTGATGGAAAGCCAAGCCTTTTTTATGAAAAGTTTGAGTATGTGATGGGAGATGTTGATGGGAACAATCCCTGCTATGCATTCAAGTATAACGACATTTTTGACAAAAAATTACGGTTCTCGGAGCAAAAAAAGTGAAAAAGTGCGTTTATCACTGACCGATAACGCATTACACCGCAAATTTCGGAAAAGGTAACAAGAGCAATAAAGCAAGAAAATGAAAGGTAATGAAGGTGTACGGTTGCCAAGTCATTACCCGATAATGCCGTAAAGTTTTTCTTTGTGTCGTCACGTTTCATCGTTCTGCGTTAGTTTGCATATCAATGTATAACTCGCTGATAACTAATTTTGTAACCAAAAGAATTAGATTATGCGAAGTACATTTAAGGTGCTGTTCTACGTGAACGGAAGCAAAGAGAAAAACGGTATTGTTCCCATTATGGGACGAGTAACAATCAACGGTTCTGTGGCTCAATTCAGTTGCAAGCAGAGCATCCATAAAGACCTATGGGATGTGAAAGGCAATCGAGCTAAAGGCAAGAGTAAAGAATCGAGAGACATCAATTTGGCTTTGGATAATATCAAGGCTCAAATCATCAAGCACTACCAACGCATTTCGGATAGAGAAGCATTTGTAACTGCCGAAATGGTACGCAATGCCTATCAGGGTATAGGAACAGAGTATGAAACCCTACTCCGAGCATTTGACAAGGAGAACGAAGCCTTTGCCAAACGAGTTGGTAAGGATCGTTCTCTGAGTACATATCAAAAGTATCTCACCGTAAGGAAATATCTTGCAGAGTTTATTAAGGTACACTACAAGCGTACAGATATTGCGATGAATGAACTAACAGAAGATTTTATCCGTGATTATTGTTTGTATCTGAGAAACGAGGTCGGATTGGCTCAATCATCAGTGTGGATATACTCCATACCATTGAAGCACATAGTAACCACTGCTCACTATAATGGCAAGATTGCACGCAACCCATTTGCCCAATACAAGGTTGATCCCGACCATAAGGAGAGAGGTTTTCTAACCGAAGAGGAGTTGCAAGCCTTTACAACTATTGAATTGAATAATCCCGATTTGGAGTTGGCAAGGGATTTATTCGTGTTCGGCTGTTGGACGGGTATATCATTCATAGACATCAAGAATCTGACAACGGAGAATATCACAATGTTGGGTGGTTCTCCTTGGATTGTATCAAAGCGACAAAAGACAGGTGTACCGTTCCAAATCAAGTTGATGGATATTCCTATGCAGATTATCAAGCGATATGAGCCATACAGAATAAGCAATACCCTTTTCAACATCTGTAGCCACGATACTATAAACAAACGCATAAAAGAGGTTGCTAAATTATGTGGTATTGAGAAGCGAACTTCGTTCCACCTAAGTCGCCATACATTCGCAGTGTTAGCCTTAAACTATGGTATGCCGATAGAGAGTGTGAGCAAAATTCTCGGACATACGAACATTACCACAACGCAGATTTACGCAAAGGTTACCAATACCAAACTCGAACACGATATATCAATGTTTGAGAGTAGAGTTTGTGAAAGGTTTGCTATATAATTATGTATAGGTATGGAACGAGTAATTATAACAATCAGCGAGAACGGAAGAGTGAATATCCCAGACAGTAATGTTTGGATGTCTGAAATGGAATTGGTGGAGTTGTTCGGGGTATTAGCCCCGACACTCCGAGCTGCCATAAAAGCGATATACAAGAGTGAAATGCTTTGCCCTGCAGCTACCCAACGATGCGACACGATTACTCCTGCAAGTTGGGCAACATTCTACAACCTTGAAATGGTCGTTGCTCTTGCGTTTCGATTGAACACCTACGAAGCGAGCAGGATAAGGCAAAAGGTGTTGGAGGGTTTGTGTATGAGAAATAAGAGTGAAATTAACATGCAATGAACTTGCGATAATCATCATAAATTGATTATAACGGTAATTGTATTTCAATGTATTAATTCTGTTTGACCGAACAAATTAATGCCGAATTGCCGAAAAGCAAACTGACTAAACATCAAACTTCCGAATAAATTTAAGCCAAATTGCCGAAAAAAATCACCCCTTTTTGCCGAATATAGAATTAATTAATTACCTTTGTAGTAGTAAATGCTTTAATTAATGGATGGTTACAGACATAGAATAATGGATAGCCTGCTTGAAAAGAAATTGCAGGCAAAGGGAGCTGTGCTAATAGAAGGCCCTAAATGGTGCGGTAAGACCACTACGGCAGAAGAAATTGCAGCCAGCAAAATTTTATTGGCTCGAACTGATGTGAAGAATAACTTCAAGAGCCTATTAGAAATAGATACCGATGCAGCATTGTCAGGAGATACGCCAATGCTTATTGACGAATGGCAGACTGTACCTAAATTGTGGGATGCAGTTAGATACACTGTTGATCATCGACGTAAAATGGGCCAGTTCATTTTAACAGGCTCTGCTGTTCCAGACAAGGAGGCTGAAGAGGAAAGAGAACATTCTGGAACAGGACGCTTTGCTTGGCTAACAATGCGACCTATGACATTGTTTGAGTCTGGGGAGTCAAACGGAAAGGTTAGCCTTGGCAATTTGTTTACTGCTCCAGAAAAGATATTGGAGAAGAATGAACTTAAATTGCAAGATATAGCTTTTTTGATTTGTCGTGGTGGTTGGCCTATGGCTATTGGATTACCCGAAGAAGCTGCACTGGAGCAGGCATTCGATTACTACGACGCAGTAACCAAGGAAGATATAACCAAAGTCGATGGTGTCAAAAGAGCTTCGGAACGAGTGCAACGCTTGATGAGAGCATATGCCCGACATCAAGGGACACAAGCATCAATTGCAACATTAAAGGAAGATTTAAAAAACAACGATACTGCCACACTCGATGATGATACTATAAGTTCTTACCTAGAAGCTCTGAGGAAAATATTTGTTGTAGAAGATATGCCAGCATGGAATCCTAATCTTCGTTCAAAAACTGCAATTCGCACAGCAGACACACGCTATTTCGTTGACCCATCTATTGCAACGGCTGCATTAGGTTTGGGACCATCCGATTTAATGAACGATTTGAAAACAATGGGCTTCTTTTTTGAAGCAATGTGCGTAAGAGACTTGCGTGTGTTTGCAGAAGCATTAAACGGTAAGGTATATCATTATCGAGATAAGAGCGGTTTAGAATGTGATGCTGTAGTACACCTCCGCAACGGACAGTATGGACTTATTGAAGTCAAACTCGGAGGCGAGACCTTGATAAACGAAGGTGTAGAAACACTGACTTCATTAGCCAAGCAAATTGACACAACACGTATGAAAGCACCTGCCTTTAAGATGATATTAACGGCAACTGGCGAACATGCCTATCGTCGCCCCGAAGATGGAATTTACATTGTTCCAATAGGATGTTTGAAACAATAAATCATTGAGGTATACAAATATAGTCATTTACAACTATAAAAATATAATCATATGGCTGAACTTCTAAAAGCAACAGGAATTTACTACCGCAATGAACTTCGTTCTATTCACAAGAATGGTGTAAAATTACAGCCCGTATATGAAGCCTTCACCAATTCTTGGGAATCAATACTTGAGAAGTACACTGCGGAACATTTGAATTTAGGTTCGATAGTTATTGAGTTCCATTACAATGCAGGCATGTTTGAAGAAGATAATGAAAACAACTTAAAGAATCTTCAGAAAATAATAATAACGGATAATGGCATTGGACTTAATGAAGAGAGTTTCACAAGACTACTGAATCTACGTGATAATAGTAAATCTAAAAATAATAAAGGTACAGGCAGAATACAATATCTTCATTATTTTGATGATACAATCTTTGAGAGTGTATATAAAGTAGGAGATAATAATTTCCGCAAGATATGCTTGACTTTATCAAAGAAGGAGGCATTTTTACAGGCAAATGCTATCTTACGTAAAGATTTTGATGAAGAAACAGATATTGACAAAACATATGCGAAAGTTGAGCTGCATACAATCTTAGACTATAAGAATGATGCCAAATTCTACAATGCGTTATTATTAAGCGATGTGAAATCTGAGTTAATAACACATTTCTTGTCACGGCTATGCGAAAGTCGAGAGTTATTGCCTAAAATCAAATTAGTTAGATTCGAGAATGATAAAGAAACAGAATCGTTAACAATTACCAATCAGGATATTCCTATACCTGAACATTCTGTTGAAGTAGAAGCTCATTACAGCAAATTGGATGATAAAAACAAGGTTCAGGAAATAGATAGAACAGAAAAGTTTACCTTATTGGCTTTCGTGCAACCAGAGAATAAATTAAAGAAGAATTCTATATTTTTTGTAAGTAATGGTGCATTGGCACAAGAAGAAAAGGTTGATGGCTTGCCCAAAACGGATGTTATAAATGGTAACAGATATATGTTTCTTCTCAGAGGAGACTATTTTAATGATGTTGATGATGATTTACGTGGCAATCTCCATTTAGTAAAGGAGTCTGAATTCAAAAAGCAATCTGAGGGTAATTTATTCCCAGAAGAATGCTTACTTGTAGAAAGCATAAAATCATCAACTAACATAAAGATTGCAAGTTTGTACAGAGAATTTCAAGAAAAGAGAAATCAAGCTATTTTGAATCTCGAACAGCTACAAAATATGTTTCATTTGGATGAAGAGGCTATAACAAAAGTAAGGAAGTCTCTAAAATCCTCTGATACAGACGAACAAATACTTAGGACTATATACGAAGCTGATACAGAAGTTGCCGCTAAACGTGATGCTGAAATAAAAAAAAGATTTGAACATTTAAAACGTCTCTCACCTGCGGATGATAATTATCAAGAAAAACTCTCGCAAGAAGTTAACGACTTTGTAAAGTTAGTACCATTGCAAAATCGCACAAATGTGACTAAGCATATTGCACGAAGGAGATTGGTCCTTGAAATCTTTGATATGATTATGAACAAGGAGCTTGAAAAACTTGAGGTAAGCATTCTAAGAAATACACATT